TGAGTCTCGATAAAATAGCTTCTTTGATCAAACAAAATAATTCTATTTATGAAAGTTTACTATCTAAAAATATTGAATATAATAGAATAGTAATAAATACTAATTTAAGTGATGAAACTAAAATTAAATTACTAACTACAGAAAATGAATCATTAAAAGAGTTAATTAAAAAAAATAAACCACAGCCTCAACAAAAAGAAGAAAAACATATAAAAAAAGAGGAAATTGAAGAAGAAGATAATTATGACGAACCTAATAAAAAATATAGTACAATTACAAATATGGAGGATATTAAACGAGCATTTTTCAATAAAGACTATGAATTATTTGAAAATTTAGTAAGACAACATGATTTTAAATATTTTTCTGCAAATTATAAATATTCATCTGATAAGGATGGTTCTCCAGAATATATTGCTAAAAATTTGGTTAAAGGATTTATTAGAAATATGGATGATTTTAGAAAATATTTCTTAATATGTTTTAGATGTTATATTGAAGGTACTAAAAAATATAATTATCCATCGTTATGGATATTTAATTCAAATGATAAACTAGAAGATGTATTAGGTAGTTTATATGAAGATTTTGATTTTTTAGAAATTAATGACGGTGAAGATTTAATTAAAAAAATAAGAAGGACTGATTATGATGAAAATAGTAATTTGCTAGAAGAATCTTATGTACATTAACTTTTTCCGAAGTAGAAAAATATTATCATTATAATATATACACCTGAAAAAAAATGATAGAAAATATATTAATAATAAGTTATTACTAATATATATTTATACAGTTTCAAAAATGACAAAGTACTCCAATAACCAACTTTCAAAAAGTAATAAAACTGTAAAAGTTAAGAAATCATGTTATATAAAAAAGGGAGATATAAATAAGTTACAACAAATTATCAATGAAATAATCGATAAAGAAAATATTTCATTAAAATTCTCTAAGAATGAAACTTCCGACCCTCATTTTTTTGAGTTAGCATCAGCAGTTTTTTTCGGATTAAGACCAACCCTTATCCAAATTAAAAATTGATTTATTATTTTAAAAATATTATAAAATATCCATAATATAAAACTATGGAACAAAGATATTATTTTAATAATACAAATATAGATAATAATTATGCTACTATATGGTACGGTTCTTTAATATATGATCAAACAAAGAATATTATACCAATCTCTGAAAATTACTATCAAAAATCAAATATTATACTAGATGATTTATTATCCGAAATTTGTAATATGAATTTTTATGTGAATATAATAAATAATTATATATACATAAGTGTTTGCCAAGATTTTAAATATTATTATTATCAATTTGAAAAAGATATTAAAAATGTAATTAAAGAAATTGAAAATAAATTTGATGTAATTATAGAAAGTGGAGAATTTAATGCAGTTGAATGTAAATATAATGGTAATCAATATAAATATACTATTTCAAAAAATAATGATAAAAGTATTAGTTTAAAAAAGAAAATTTTAAATTGGGAAAATTACGAAAGTAAAAAAAGAAAAGTCAGTAAAATAGATGAATTAAATGAAAGTACAAAGAATTTAAAAATTGACAATATATAAATTTAATTTATAGGATATTCGCCAACTTTAATAATATCTTGATATAATTTTTCATATTCAGATGATGACTTATCCATATTTCTTAATACTTCCATTTTTTCTAATACAGTATCTTTATAATAAATGTCATTTTTAAATATTTCGTGTAATTCTTTATTACCCAATATTAAATTATATAATTTATTTTTATTTTCTAATTCAGGATAAGTGACTCTATTTTTCAATGGATATAATAGAGGACTTATAATTTTAATAGGATAGTTTTCTATTACTAAATTCATTTTATAATCTAATTCATTCATTAAATAATTAATAGATTCATTCCTCAAAAATAAAATGGATTCATCAGAAAAATGATGATGATACCATATTAAACTATAACTTAAATATAAATTTGATAAAATATCGGCCATATTACCAGATATCATTTGTTTTGCCTTTATTTGACCTCCTAAAAGAGCTATAAAATTTGTTAATAAACTGAATTTTAATGTTGCATTATCCAATCTTGTCATTACTTTATCTTCATTAAATATATTCAAAGGATTCAATACTGAAATATAATTTTTAGCAATAGTAATGACTAATTCATTAAAATTCTTTTTAAATTCATTTATATTATCACTTTGAATACTTTCAAAAATTGGAAAAATATATGGATGACTTTTATTTAAGCCCTGTCCAAATATAATAAGACCACGTGTTAAAGTATTTGAACCTTCCACAGTAACTCCTACAGGAGAAGAATTATAAAATGGTGTAAAAAAATTATTTTCACCAGTACAAATTCCACTACCCGAATATATATCCATACCATGATTTAATATATTCCGTGCTCGTTCTGTTGTTTGTTGTTTCATAATTGCGGTAATAACTGATGGTGTAGAACCACTATCTAAAATATGATTAGTTAATTTAACGGAAGTATGAATTATCCATGTATTAATATACATATCAATAAATTTTTCTTTAACAACCTCCATATTTCCAATATTCATATTAAATTGAGTTCTTAAATTAATATAATTCATAATTGAATGTGTAATAAATTTAGAAGAACCATTTGCTGTTGCAGGTAAGCTAACACCTCTTCCAACTGCTAAACATTCCATTAACATTTTCCAACCTTCTCCTATTTTTTTTGAACCACCTATAACTTGTTCAGGATCTACTAAAATTGTTCCTTTAAGAGTACCATTTGGAAATCCAGCATTATTAGGATTATGATATGTCTCTTGTAATAATCCTTGTTGAGAACTTTCAACTAATGCCAATGTAATACCTGATTTACCATTTAATAGTAAACGATGAGGATCGTTAAGTTTAAATGCAATTCCAATTAAATTTGAAACAGGCGCTAATGTTATATAACGTTTATTTAATGTAATTTCTATTTTAACTTTTCCATCAACTACTTTAACAATCCCTACATCTATTTGTCCAACTGCATCACTCCCATTATTAGGCCCCGTTAATCCAAAACATGGAATAAATGTTCCGTCTGCTAATTTTGGTAAAAAATAGTTTTTTTGATTTTCTGTACCATAATGTTGAAGTAGTTCAGCAGGACCTAATGAATTAGGAACCATTGTTACAACACCTAATGATGGATTATAAGAAGATATTTTTGATAAAATTTGAGATTGTTCTTCTATGGAAAGGCGATTTCCACCGTATTTTTTGTCAATAATCATGCTTAAAAATCCTTTTTTACCTAACTCTGACATTATATTATTAATATTTTTATTTGGATAAATAGGTTTTGTACCAACTTTTTCTAATAATTCATTAATTTTTTTATTCATTTCAACATTTTTTGAAGGAGTTTTCACAATTGGTTTTAATAAATTTTTATAATCCATTTTACCTTTAAAAATTTCTCTGTCAATGCTTACACCACCTGATTTTAGTGCAATTATTTCAGTTTCTGAAATTTTGGGTATTAATTTTTTAACACGATTAAATATAAAAACATACATTTTTATATTTAACTATTAATTTTGTTTTTAAAATGATTTAATTTTTTATTAATAAATTTATTTAATAACTATAAAAAATATAATAATATTAAAAAATTCAATTATTTATAATGAAAATTCATAAGATTAATCAAAACTCATTTCAGGTAAAACACCAGAATAACCTTGATCTGTAAAGTGTTTACACCAAAGATAAACACTTACTAATAGAAGATAACTTTGACGATGAATTTCAGGTGCCGCATAATAAAAAGAATCCTTCCCATCATATGTTGAATAATTCAATGGAGAATGTACGTAACTTGAGTCATTTTGAATAAGACATTTAATTAAAAAATTTCTAAATTCATTGCTTAATATAATTTTTCCATCAGGATTATTTAAGTTGTTCTTATTATCAATAAAGTCGAATAGGTCTTTGGAAATGTCAAACAATTCATGTGTAATTTTTCTATTACATAAGACTTCGCTTTGTTTGCTGATTTCTTTATATTTAGATTGAAAATATGTTAAGAATTCTGAAGTATTTGACATTTGTGTGTAAAACCTGTAATTTAATACTGTAATTTAATATTATCTAAGAATATAAATGACTATTTTAAGTATCAATTTTTTTTATTTAATATTATTTTTTATTAAAGAATTAATAAAAAATGATTAATTTTAAAAATGGTATTAAAACCAATATAATTATATTATTTAGGAAATGCAAAACAAAAGCAACTATATATTTTTCGATCTAGAAACAAATGGATTGGATTATTATACAACAGGAATTATGCAAATAACAATGCTAGATATTAATGGAATAGTCATACTAAATCAATATGTTTATCCATTTGATAATAGAATTGATGCATCACATATTCACGGTATAACAGCCGAAAAATTAAGCAACAATAATGCAATAACAACGCTAGAATTATGTGAATTAATTAAGAAGATAATAAGAGAAAAGTTTAATAGAGAAACTGTTTATTTTATTGGTTATAACAGTTTTGGATATGATCAAATTATTTTAGAAAATAATTTCAAAATCTCGAATATTAAAATACCTAATAATTGGTTATTTATTGACATTTATCCAATTATTAAAGAATTATATCAAAACATGAAACCAAATTATAAATTATGTACTGTATTTGAAAATCTATGTGGTAAAGACGATTCAGTAAACTTTCATTGTGCATTAGCAGATACACAATGTTTATATAAAGTTTATAAAAAAATAGAAAATAATGAATCTATACTTAAAAAATATACACGACCTACATTACAAAGTAGTGAAATTATGGAGTCTCCATTAAATACTATGCAAGGATATAATAAAAGTATTAATTTTGAAGGGAAAAATATAAATAGTATTGGAGATATGTATAACATTTATAAAGTATGTAATTTTAATGATGATTGTTTTGAATTATATTTACGAAATAAATTAAATATTTACAGTAATTTTTATGTTAATAATATAAAAAAACAATTAAATATTATACATCATTTACAAAATGAAAATATACAAACAATTAAAAGACAAAAAATTTAAAAAAATAAATTTATATTTTCATAAAATAATAATATTATCTATATATATATGAATTTGTGCACACCAGCTTTAATATATTTTATTTTATCAGTTATTGCAATTATAGGAATGATTTTTACTGGATTTTTAATTATACCAATATTATTTAAAATAATAGGTGTATTAGTATGGACATGGTTATTAAATTATTTATGTAGTATCGGTTATGGAGGAGTATCATGGTTTTTGGTATTACTGCCATATATAGTTATACTTTTAATGGTTATATTAGCAGGTTCATTATTAAAAAAACTAGTAAAATCAATTAAAAAAGAAGATTAGTTATTATTATTATTATCATAAATTCTATGATATTCAAGTAAATCATCGTCATCATTATGTGGTTTTTTTCTACATGTAAAAAATTCAAAAATACATGAAAATATTAATTTTAAATTATAATTCATTTACTTTATATTATATTTTTAATATTTTTTATTAACTAGAATTTAATAAAAAATAACTGTAATTTAATAAAAAATAACTGTAATTTAATAAAAAATAACTGTAATTTAATAAAAAATAACTGTAATTTAATAAAAAATAACTGTAATTTAATAA